GACCCCAAAATATATGGTTTTGATTATTACGGTATCAAACAAGATGAAAAAATATTTAATACAGACATTAGAAAGGTTGGGGTTATTATCAAACAAGCATATACCACAAACAGATTATTACCAAAAGTAAGTGCTTACTATCGTGTATATGTCAGAGAGGGACAAACAGAAGTCCAAGTTCAAGATTGGACAGCAATTAACAGAACTCCAAATGAATACTACTTTATATTTGATACCAGAGATAAAATACCAAATGAATACTTTATTGATATTAAAGTTGAAAGTAGTAGGGAGGTTAATACTTATAAAAGACAAATCAAGTTCCAAATTGTGAACTATAAATAATTATTATAACTAAAAAATATGGCAAATAGTATTCAGTGTCAGGATATATTAAGTACAGATTCAGTTTTTTTCAATGGATTAGCATTGGTAAATGGTGATATAGTATCAGCGTGGAATGACCCAGACCCAAATTTAGCAACGAGGGTTTGTTTAACAATAACAGATGTTGATGACCCTATGGCATCAATTACTGCAAATACAATATATAATTCTTGTTATGAATGTTTAGTTAATAATTATACGATTGTTCAATTAGAATCTTGTGATAGTGCAACCATTTTGTCTGTTGACATATCAGAATTTGGGGAAATTCCAACTATTGAGAGTGCTTATTTTATTAGAGCAACAGGTAGATATGATAGTTTTGTTGGTTGTTTCAAAGTCAGAACCTTTGGTCAAATTTCACTTGAGGATTATCTTCTTACTACTTTCTATACATTAGAGTTTCTTAGTACAGCGTCTTTTCCTGATTGTGACACTTGTTTATATGGTTTTTCAGCAGGTACGGAATCGGCTATTTGTAATGTGTGTTACGATGGAAGTGGATATACAACTACGACCGTTACAGCACCACACCCAACTTGGACAAATGGTCAAGGACAAGCAGTAATACAACTAAATGCAGTAACATTAGGAGGACATAATGGTCTTAATAATTAAACAACGATATTTATAAATAAAAAATATGCCTACATATACTTACCCATTAAGTGCCACAAGTGCAAACACAGAATATTTACTTTGTGTTGAGTGTTCTGGTACTACTCGTACAGTCCAAACACCTCATCCAGTTTGGTCTGATGCCCAAAATAAACCTGTCATCCAAATGAACGCAGTTGTTTTGGGAGGACCTAATGGATTAAATAATTAAAAAAATATGAGAATTACAGAATCACAACTTAACAACTTAGTTAAAAAAATAGTTAATGAAAAGGATTATGGACAAATCCAAAACTATATGTTCTTTTCAAACTTAGAACAAATGATAAGACAAGCTCAATTATTATTAGAGTTAGACCCTATGGAAGTTGAAGCTATCCTAAAAGGTGGTCACGATTGGGCTGATGACCATATAACAGTAGCAAAAGAAAATCTAAGTCAGGTATTTGATTTTATGATGAATGAAACTCAATATGATGACTATGAAGAAGACGAAGAAATGGTTATGATGGAAGGGAAAAAGAAAACTGGTACAAAACTATGTAGTCGAGGAAAAGCTGCAGCTAAATCCAAATTCAAAGTGTACCCCTCCGCTTATGCGAACGGTTTTGCCGTTCAAGTTTGTAAAGGTAAAATGAAAGGATTAGATGGAAAGAAACGTTGTTCCCCACCTTATTGTTAAATTATAAATTATTAAAAAGGTAGAATTATTTTCTACCTTTTTTTTTGTTTTATCAAAACCTATCCATATATTTGTACTCAATCAAAAAATAAACAATCATATGGAAAAGTTCATCAAACGAATCACAAAAAGAATCTATGTCAAATGGTTAACTTGGAATAGTAAAAGTGTAGCCAAAAAAGAAAAAATCTCAGAAACCCAAAAAATGTGTATGTCAATTGCTCGTTCACTTATTACACATCCCGAATCAAAATTCTTGTTAGCACCTTTAAGTGGAAAACGTTATATCAAAAATGCAGAATTAGATTTGTTTTGCATCTTAGACCACGGAACAATCAGTATCACAAATCACGTGTACCACTATGATGTTGTTGTTGGTGATAGAAATTGGGAAAGATTATCAAAAATGTATGATGGAAAAGTGGAAACAATTAGACAAGAGTACGAAGACCAAATAATGTCACAAATAGAACACTCATTAGAAAACATAATAAAAAAGGTTAAATCACTATCTGATTTAACCCCTTCTAAATAATTATTTTTTCTTTGGTTTGTATGATGTCATCGTAGGTTTGTTACCAGTACCTAACTTTGGGTCTTTCTTTTCAGCCCTACGTTTCTGAGCACAAGCTGCTTGTTTCTGAGATGCGCTCATTTTACCAGCAACACCAGCTGCTCTACATTTGGGATATCCTTTTGTATCAGCTTCACTTCTTCCACAAGGAGGATGTTTACCATCTACTTTTCTACATATGTTAACCCAAGGTCCTTTAGGTTGTTTTGACCCCTTGGGTTTTTTCTTTGTTCCAAACCATACGGCCAAATCTTCAGTCAAAATTGGGGCTTCTTCATAACTCCATTCATTCATTGTGTGAACATTGTGGGTATCAATCTTGTAAGTATTGTCATTACCCTTTTCCCACATTCCAACTACACGTTTGATATTATCCTTGGTAGTTGATTTAATACTTTTGTTATTAACTTCAGTATCAACAAATTCTGTAAATGGGGCTAAAGATTCTTTTTTCCATTTTTTCATACCCAATTCTATGGGTGCATTGTACTCACCACCATAACCTGAGGTTACCTCTTTAATTGTTTTGTTGAATGGTTGGTTAATTTCATTTTTTGATGGTCTTTTGATTTTGTGACCTGGAAATGGATTAATTACATCACCATCATCATCATTTCTTACAGGATTATTTTTTGCATATATTGATACCTTTTTTGCGATTGATTCTAATTTTTTTATTTCTTTTTTTGGTGTCTCCATTGACCCATCATAACTATCTGTTGCCAATTTCTGACTAAAATATTTGGATGCGGGTTCATTAAAAGGTGCAAGTTGTGATTTATCAAATATTCTTTTTCCTGGTCTCAATGGTACAACAAATGAACCACGAGCTCCACTTGAATCTGAAGTGGCTTCTTTTAAAATCTCTTGTTTTAATTTCTTGACAATCTTATCTATCATTTGTATATTATTTTTATGGAAGAAAAAGAATTATTCGGTAAATTATTTAATAGTGTTCCTTTATTAACTGATGACCACTTACAAACATTACTCGATGTAATGGATAGAGAACAAGCAATCTTTATGTTAGTACAAGCTGTAAAATACGCATATATGTCAGGTGTATATTCAATTGGTGAAGTTGAAGTAATTTCAAAATCTATTAGAATACTCTCCAGTAAAGAAACTAAGGATTCTTAGAATCTATAGCATCTGAAGCATTTTCCTCAGGTTTACCTTGAACTGTTGAAGTTGCGACCCCAGTCACTTTACCACCATCAGTAGTTAATGCCCCAACTTTCATTTGTGACATTTCTATTGGTTTAATTTGTCCAAAGTCACTTGGTAAATCTGTTTTAGTTGTCTCAGTAGAACTTGTCGTTATAGTAGGTGTTGTTGTCACTTTATCAGGTTGTCCTAACTTAGTTTTAATTGCGGCTAAGGTTTGTGGCCCGAACTGATTATCATCTTTTAACCCCAAAAGTTTTTGAATATCTGCGATAGATTTATTTTCTGTTGTTTGTTCAGCCAAAATATTTTTGTTATGTAAACTTAATATTCTTAATTTATCATTTTTATCAATTCTTATTTGTTTCATATTCTATTTCTTTGATAATATATCATAAAGTTTGTTTATGTTTTCCTGACTTAAATCGGTACCACTCAAACCTGCAAGTTTTAAAACTTCAGGTATTTGTGGTTTTACACTATTTATGACTTTCCCCATTCCAATAATATTAGTTCCACTTGTTACTGGTGTAATCTGTATCTTTCCATCAGTACCACAATAATAAGTTGACATTTCTTTAGTTGTTTTATTCATCCTTCTACCATTCCCAAACCATAAAAAACCACTTCCATCATACATAACTGTATTATCCTTTCTTAAAATTGGTTTAACATTTTTAGATTGTACAACACACGGAAATTTTTCCCAACCTGTTGTAATAATACCTGTTCCTAAAGTTTTAAATAAGTCGGAAAAGATATTTTCAGTCAGATATTGTTTTTTGGTTCTGTTTTCGTGTAAATTCAAAATCCTTTCTCTTTCGGATTCATTCAAAAAATATAACTTCTTATTCATAAAAATCTTTCTTTATAAATATCATTAATCTATGAAAACTTGTTACCCTTTTTAATATTTTCTATTCCCCACATTGGTTGAAGATTTTCTAACGACCAACACTTCTTAAACTCATCATCTCCACTACTCTCAAATATAAACGATGATATTGGTTTAATATGGTCAATATGCCACTCACCATAGTTATCCCAATTCATCCCATCGTTAAATTGTTTTTGTAAATGTACAATAAGTTCCTCAGGTGAGTAACCCAAGATATCAAAGTAGTGTCCGTACTTCTGTAAATTGTTTTCTTTAAGTACTATGTATATTGCAGTTCTAAAGTTAGAGATGAGTTTATAAATTGGGTCAGTATGTCTTTTGTGTTTTTGATATTCTCGTTTTTTTTCTCGATGTTTATTAATATTATTTTCTCTCCATTCTTTATGATATGAATTTAATTTATCCCTATTATTTTTTTGCCATTCTTTGTGATAAATCGTTTTCTTCTCTTTGTATTTTTCATAAGTTCTTTTATATGTGGCTTTTTTACCTCCTTTGAACTTTTTACCAGGGACACCAACTTTCACATTGTTTTCTTTTAATATACGTAATACAATATGTTTATTAATACCCAATCTTTCGGATATACTGGGACTACCCAACATTTCGTCATTGTATAACCTTATTATTTCGTTAACTATTTGTTTATCTAATTGTATCTTTTTCATATAAGATAAATATAAACATAAAGTTGATTATTTCAATAATCAATAAAAAAAAAAGGGACAAAAACTTGTCCCTCTCGTCAATATTAACTAAGATTGATTATCTCAATTCTTGTAAGTCGAATGTTCTAACACCATCAACTGTAATTCTTCCATAGAACCTGTTGTTCACCATTTTTTTAGCGTATCTAGTCATGATACCTTTGATTGGTGTAAAGTTGAATGGATTATACATTGTTGGAGTCAATTGAAGTGGAACATACGGAGCATAGATGTAACCAGTATCAAGAAGTGACGTACCTTTGTGTCCAATTAACACTTGGTTAGGTGGGAAGTAAGGGTCACGATATACTTGGTATCTACCTGCTAATGTACCTACTCTTTCAATACCCATATTGTATTGGTCTTGGTCAGGAGAAGCATTTGATACGTGGAAGTATTCCAAGTCATCAAAGATTGCAGAAACCTCAGAAGACACAACAATCCAGTTAGCACCACCTATAAGAGTTGATTTGTGGATTTGAGCAGAAAGTTGGTTGATAGCAGTAATCAACGTTTGATTCCAATCTTTTTGAGTGTAAGAAGTAGTAGCACTAATTCTTCTCCATCCGTTGTAATCCCATCTTAGATTCCAAGCAGCACCTTTTCTAAGGTCACGTAGGATTTCTCTATCGATTTCAGCTGCAACTTGCTCAGAAAGAAGAGCAGTTAATTCAGCTTCAGCATCGATGTTGTGGAATGCAGCAACGTCTTGTGCTAATTCAGGAGACCATTGAGCTCTTAATTTTCTTTCAGTTACAGAAACAGTTACTGATTCAAGGTCGAAAGAAACTTCACCAATTTTGTCTTCAAATTCTAATTCTTCGTATCTTCTAAATACTGTTGTGAATGCAGTACCTGAAAGTGTACCAGTCAAAGTTGTACCTGTGTAACCATCTAAAGAGTCAGAACCACAATCAGCACATATTGGACAAGAAAGGTCTACCTCTAAGTAGATACAACCATCTTGACTACAAATGTCATTGTAAGTACCACCACCATTTGAAGGCCAAGTAGTTTTAGTATTAGTTGAAGTTGGAGAAACGATACCTTTACCATATTGTTGAGTTACAACACGGAATAATAATGAGTTTCTTGTACCAGCAGCATTGTAAATAACATTACAAGGAGTTGTTGCACTGAAAGGTGAAGATGCTTGAGCGGCTGTTGCATATACTCTTAAATCAGATAAGAATGCCTCAGTATCAATTTCATTACCATCAGGTGCAATAAGTTTACCAACACCAGTGTCAGCAAATCCACACATTTTGATAATTACTTTTCTTACGTTAGTTGTTGCTGGATATTGAGATGTTGCATCAGTAAGTAATCCACTACTCCAAACTTGAACAGTAGCTGTTTGAGTAATAGCAGACCAACGACCTTTTGAATAATCAAATAAACCAGGAGGGTCTAAAGCAGCTTCATTACCTTCATAGAATAAATCATAAAGATTTTTTGCATAAGCACCAGTACTTGTACCATAACCAGCACTTGTATCACCAGGATAGTTACCAGGACTTCCTACAGGTGCGTAGTGTTGACCACTATCACCAGCATTGAAGTTACCTGAAGGGTAAGTAGCACCAGTGTAACCTTGGATTTTAGGTACGAAGTAGAACAATTTACCAATAGGTAAGTTCATAGCTTGTACAGATACGATATCGTTAGCTAACAATTTAGAGAAAACTCTTCTTACGATAGGAAATACAACAGTTTCGAAAGAACCTGAACTTCCATCAGAAGTTGCTTCATTGATTAAGAAAGAAGCTTGGTTTTCATATAACTGAGCTACGTTTTCTTTTAGGTGGCCTCTAAGACCTTCAAGGAATCCTAATTTATCCCATTTGTTGATAGTATCTTCTTTGATAACTTTAAGGTGTTTCAAACCAATATTACCAACAAGACCCGATTCTAATAATGCTCCCATTTTCTATTTTTTTTAGTTTAGTTTGCAGTTTATTGTTTATTTTAATTTTGACATTAAATCTTTCATTCTAAGGAATTGAGGATTTTCGTAAGTTTTTGACTCAATCAAGTTAATTGATGAACCATTTGAAGGACTTTTTTGAATTGTTCTTTCGATTGATTCATTAACTTGTTTTCCTGTAGAAGGAGTTAATTCGTCTTTAATAATTTTGTAAAGATTTTTTGATTCTTTAAGAGTTTCTACACCATCAAATCTTTTCAGAATGTTAATTTTTTCTTGTTTTGAAGTTGAATGTTCTGTAAACAATCTTGTCGCATAAGCTAAGTTTGAATTAAATATTGCAACTTCATTTAATTTATTTCTGAAAACGTTTAATGCTTTTCTGTATTCCTCATTTTTTTCTCTAAGTAAATTTACTTCTTGAGATTCGATAGATTCTTTTCTGATATGACGTGGTGCTGCTTTTGGTTTTGGAAGACCTTCTCTACCCCAATATTTACCATTACCTAGTGTTCTTGAAGCTTCTTTAGTTTCCCTTTTTTCAAAATCTGAACCTTTGTGAGTTTTTGATTTCATACCTTTTTTTCCGGTATAATCTTCTTCACCTTTGTGAGTTTTTGATTTATCGCCTTTGTTCATACCATATTTACCCTCCTTAAATTCACCTTGTAAACTTGGTGATTTTTTGTCGAATTCATACTTCGGTCCTTTACCAGTATATGGTGCTTCATCACCCTTTTTCATTTTCTTTGTTGGGAAGTCCATAACCTTTCCATAGTTAAATTTAGGTCCGTGTCCAATACCAACTCCTTTCGGTTTTCTGGCTTTCTTTGCTTCCATTAAATCATCCATTTCCTCGTCCATAGAATCATCCATTTCCTCGTCCATTTCGATTTCATAGATTGGTTCATCCATTTCCATCATATCCATGTCATCCATTTCCATCATATCCATGTCATCCATTTCCATCATATCTATGTCATCCATTTCCATCATATCCATGTCATCCATTTCTTCGTCAGTTTCCATTTCGAGTTCATAGATTGGTTCATCCATTTCATACATTTCTTCATCCATATCTAACCCTTCACGTACAATGTAATACTCTTTATTAGTCTCATCATCAGATAGTTCAATGTTACCTTCACCATCTTCAACCACCGATATTTTGTCAGTATCTTTCATTCTTGAAAATACTTTCATTACGTTTTCGATTGGTTCATTTGTTAAATCAATTGTAACATCTTCATCATCTTCCATTTCTTCATCGTCTTCAAATTCCATGTCTTCATCATCCATTTCGTCTTCCATGTCTTCATCATCCATTTCGTCTTCATCGTCCATTTCGTCTTCCATGTCTTCATCATCCATTTCGTCATCGAATTCAACATCAGCAATGTCAGATTCTTCTTCTTCTGAATCAACCTCTTCTTCGTCTTCTTGTTCGTTAAGAGATTCTTTTACTAATTCCTTGATTTCTTGTCTCATTACTGAACCAAGTATTCCTTTTGCATTCTCAGCAACCGCTTCTTCCAAATTTTTCATTTGAATGATTGCCTCTTCTAAAATGTTTTTTTCTTCAGCCATTTTTGGTTTTTTGTATTTTTATTCTATAAATATGTTAATACTTTAAAAAAACTTTTGTAGAGTTATAAACAAACCCAAAAAAGTTTATTTATAAATATCCCCAAAATCTATAAAATGAAAAAAGGAGGAACAAAGTCCTCCTTTATTTTTTAATTAGATAAAAAAATTATTCAATTACTTCATCTATTTTACTCTCGACTATTGCGGTAATACGCCAATCTTGTGTATAGTGCTCATAGATTTTAGTTACTTTTGCTTCAACATCTGTGGGATTGTAACCAAGAACTAATTTTTCTAATTTTATTTTTTTTACTTTACCTGATTCTTCATCAACTAAATCCTCGGCAATTTTTGCTACAAAATACTTTTGTCCATCTTCCATATCTTAATGATTTTTTTAATTTAACTAATACCCAAGTTTAGCCAATTTTTTCATTAAATCAAGAGTAGCGTTACCTTTTTCACCAACATTTCTTTCTATAGCCATTTTTTTATCTTCGTCTAAGTTTTCAGCGTACATATCTCTATCCTCTTTATTTATAAAAAGGTAAGCCCCTGGTGTTGATGGTGAAGATACTAAGTCAAAACAAATTAACTCGAAGTCATCTTGTACTTCATTCTGTTCCCCAACCTTTTTAAGTGAACCAACACCACGAGATGAAATACCTAACGTAACTCCTTGTCTGAGATAATTCGCAGCCATATCTCCTTTTGTTGAAACTATTCCCCTCTCGTGAAAACCTGGTGAGGTTAGTAATTTTAGTTTACCCATCAATATAGGTCCTTCCCACCATACTTCAGTAATAATATGAGAAACTCTATCTAAATCTATCAAGGAGGACTCAGGGTGATTTAACTCAGACAATGAAGTACCTTTAGCAATCATTTTTTTGTAGTTTTCTGCTTCTCTTTTTAAGATTCTTTCAGGATAAACTCTTCCATTACGATTTGGGGTGTTATATTTTTGTAATACAGCATAAAATTCGAATGGTTTGGAGTGGTCTAAAAAGTTTTTAGATTCTTTTATTATTTTGGCATTTTCATCCATTGAAGGAGAAACATAACCTGCATCATATTCGATTAATATACCTTTACCCACGTGTCCTGGTTTGATTACTTCTAAGTTCATATTTGAATTTTACTATATAAATATAAATCAAATATAGTTTTATATTTCTGAAGAGTTATTTTTATCCTTTT